AAATTTGGAGTCAATAGGCTCCGTGAAAAAATTCTTATGGAGCACATTGCTTAATGGATAAAGAACTAGCTCAACTAGAAGAATGGGCTGTAAACCTTGTTAACGACTACGAAGAAGAGTTGCAACGTACGAAGCCTAAATCTTCTATGCACAAACGCATTAAAAGATTTTCTGGTGAGCTGGTTGCTAACCCTGAGGCTTACGCTGATCTTTTAGAAATGGGTAGATCCAAGGGGATGACTGGTAAAGAGTTGGTCTCGGCTATCCGTAACATTGAGCAGAATTTGCTAGATGAAAGCAGCCGTGGCACTTCTATGTCACGTAAACAGCTTATGTCTGATGTTATCCACCACTTTTACGCACAACGTACAGGTGGTGATACTCTTAGAAGGTTAGGTCAGGCTGATCGCCAACAGGCTAGAACAGCTCTTAGAGACATTTTTGGTCGATGGGGTAACGTACCTGAAAACCTAAAAAGTATGTTCAGAGCTGGTCATCTTGACAGCGATATTCTTAAAGGTATTGAAGGTGAAGCTGCTGCCGAGTTAGGCATTAAACAAGCTAAAGAGCTAGATTTGCCTAAAGCTCACACCACTAAAGGCAAGCTTGTCACTGGAACTGGTGAAGGGATTACTGACTGGCGCGGTGCTGTTGATTTTATGGCACCACAGATGGACATCCAAAGAACTGAGGGTTTACGTGCCCTCAAAGGTCTACAACCTTTAATGGATAGACTGGATGCTATTGCCGGTAGCGTTTACACTGGTTTAGAAGATGCTGCTCAATTAAAAATTCGCAGAGACCTTTTTACTGCAAAAGCCGATGATGTTCGAGCTGCAATTCGTGAGTTTTACGAACCTTTAGTTATTAAAGGTGGTAATGTAAAACTTAACGCAGCTGGATTGGGTGCTGGCGCTGGTCTTCTTAGTAATCCTGAAGCCATGGGTAAACTTGCTGCTGGCGATTACATGGGAGCCGTGCAGGCAGCTGGTACTGAAATGCTTGTCGGTACTGGTATTGAAATGGGTGTCCGTGCTCTTGGTCCTCGCGCTATGGCTGCTGCTGCTCCTGTACTGCAAGGTGCTGGAGCTTTAGGTGTGGCTACAACTATACCTGAAGTAACAGCTAGAGTCCTTACAAAAGGTGAGCGTGGTGCTGGAGAAGTATTGGCTGAAACACCTGGTGCTGCAGTTGCTGCAGGTTTAGGACCAGTTAGCCCTACATTAGGGCAGACTGCTGCTAATGCTCCTGTAGACCCTGAAGCTTTGGCAAAGAGTCAGGAATTAGAACGTAAAGCAGAAGAAGCTCGTCAACGTGGCGGGCGTATGTCCTTTGGTTTTGGTGGTGCTAAACTTACTCTACCAGAATTTGGAATATCTGAAATGTTAGAAATTAACTAATGGATACACTAGACCTCTTGAGAGGTGATTTCAAGCTCTTCCTGCAGGCTCTGTGGGCGGAGCTTGATCTACCCAACCCTACACGTGCACAATATGCAATCGCCGACTATCTTCAGCATGGACCTAAGCGTCTTCAAATACAAGCTTTCCGTGGAGTTGGAAAGTCATGGATTACTGGAGCCTTTGTTCTGTGGACGCTTTTCAATGACGCTGAAAAAAAGATCATGATTATTTCGGCTTCTAAAGAACGAGCTGACAACATGTCAATCTTTCTACAGAAGCTGATTATTGAAACACCCTGGTTGGTGCATATGCGCCCCAAATCTGATGACTCCCGTTGGTCACGGGTATCATTTGACATCCTTTGCTCTCCTCACCAGGCTCCGTCTGTTAAATCAGTGGGGATCACTGGTCAGCTGACCGGAAGCCGGGCTGATCTGATGATCCTTGACGATATTGAAGTTCCTGGTAACTCAATGACTGAGATGATGAGAGAGAAGCTCCTACAACTTTGTACAGAAGCTGAATCTATCCTTACACCTAAGGAAGACTCTCGTATTATGTACTTAGGTACACCCCAGACTACCTTTACGGTCTATAAGAGGTTAGCAGAACGGTCATACAAGCCGTTTGTATGGCCTGCACGGTATCCACGTAAGGCTTCTAACTACGAGGGGCTTCTAGCGCCTCAGCTGGTTGAAGACATCGAAAACGGTGCTGATAAGTGGGAACCGACAGATGACCGTTTTGACAATGACGATCTAATTGAACGTGAAGCGTCAATGGGTCGTAGCAACTTTATGTTGCAGTTCATGTTAGACACGAGTTTATCCGATGCTGACAAATTTCCTCTCAAATGTGCGGACCTTATCGTTACCTCTGTTAACCCTAAGTCTGCTCCTGAGTCCGTCATCTGGTGCTCAGACCCACAAAACGTTATCAAAGAATTACCGACTGTCGGACTACCTGGAGATT